AAGAGCCTATTGAGGCTGCAGAGGGTACATATGTTAATCCGTTTGACATGGGTTCTTTTGGTACTCTAGGTGCTAATTTGTTTAAAGCTGCAGGTATTAAAGACCCTGTAAAAGTTATTGAAGATACTTTTATTAAGCCTGAAGGTGTAATAGAACAGATTGTACTTATTGGCCCTGATGGAATGGAGATACCTGTAGCTTGGAATAGTGCTACACCTATCCCAGAAGGTTTCACTAAAAAGGCAACAAATGAGTACGGTGTACAGGCGAATGTCCCTACTACAGTCTCGCCTGTTGCTATATCTACGCAAGGCTCAAGACAGACAGGGGATGACTCTAGGGTTGGCCCAGAGCCTGAACCTACATCTACTTCTACAGGGTCTAGCTTTAGTTACACTGGGGCTAATCTAAGTGAGTTAGAGGAAAAGTATGAAGAAACAAAGAAGTATGCTAATTTAAGTAATTTGGCAATGGTACTTGGGCCTGTAGGTGCTGTCATTAAAATGGCTGTACAGGCAAATCATGCTATTGTAAAAAGACGTATTGAAAATGAGTTAGAAAGAAGAGAAAAAATTTCAGTAGATGAAAAAGGTAAGTATGATCCAACAGGAAACTCATTCACTAATTTAGAAGGTGAAATATCAACTTTAAAAGAGTTAAAAGCTAAAGTTGGCACAAAGTCAGCTAGTACTAGCCTTTTAGGTTATCTTGTTGGTGATGTAGTTGATAAGTCCTTTGATAGCATTGCTGAATCTAAAGATAAAAAAGCTGCAGCAGATTTAATACAAGAGGATGTTATTATGCAACCTCTCAAGGGGTCAGGCTTTGAGGATAGTGGATTACCTGCAGCGTTTTCTGATTCCTTTTTATCCTCAAAACAAAAAGGTTACACGTACAATACGGCTGACGATGGTAAAGGAAGGGATATTACCGTCAAACCAGAAACAGGTCTTGAAAAAGTAACACGCCTCAAACGAGAACAAAAAGCTGCTACTGCTAAAAGACTTGAAAGACAAAGAAAAGAACGAGAAGCTAGAGAGGCTGCACAAAGGGCTGCTGCTGCTACTGCTGCACGTAATTCAGCAGCCCAAAGAGAAATTGATAGGCTAAACAGACAGACGGGGGATGATGGTCCTAACAGTTTTGATATGGGAAGTGATCCTGCTTTTACATCAGGGGATGCAGACTTTAATCCTAGTGCGTCCTACGGAAGTATAACAAGTGGGGGCTTATATCAAGAAGGCGGCTTAGTGTCCAAGCCAACAGCAAAGAAACAAAAGAAACAAAAAACCCAGCGACGAAAAGGCTTAGGCACTAGGCCATAACTACAAAAAGGAAAACTAATGCCACCAGAACTAACAACTATGGAGAAACCTAAGACAGCAGGTTTTGTAGATAGCAATTACCGCAATGCCAATGCACGGCGTATTGCTGAAGAAGAGGCTGAGATTGCTAAACTTAGTGATCCTCAAGCAGAAGAAAACGAAACAGAAGATCAAGCAGAACCAGAAAGTGTTGCAAAAGAGCAACAGGTTGATGCTAAGGAGCCTGACACAGGGGAAGAACGCACATACAAGAAACGGTATGATGACATTCGCAAGCTCCAAAGCAACACTGCAGCAGAACTAAAGGCTATCAAGGCTCAACTAGAGAACGCCAAAGAGCAAGGCATTGTACGTCCACCTAAGAGCGATGAAGACATTCAAGCTTGGGCTGACAAGTACCCTGACGTTGCAGCTATTGTTGAGACTATTGCTGAAAAGAAAGCACAGGAAAAGTTTAGCATTGCAGAAGAACGCTTACGTGAAATAGATGAAATGTCTGCAGAGGCTAATCGTAGTAAGTCTATGGATGCTATTCGTGCTTCTCACAGTGACTTTGACGATCTTAAGGAAAGCGATGAGTTTCACGATTGGGCAGGGGAACAGCCTAAGTGGGTACAGGATGCTTTGTATGAGAACCAAGATGATCCCCGTTCTGTAGTACGGGTCATTGATCTGTATAAGGTAGATAAAGGTTTAGACACTAAGTCACGCAAAAAGTCATCTAAGGCTGCTGCATCTGCAGTTGTAACTAAGCGTACAACCAAGCCTACACAGGCTGAGACTGATGTTTCGTTTACTGAATCCATGATTAGCAAGATGTCTATACATGAGTTTGAGAAAAACCAAGACGCTATTATGGAAGCACAACGATCAGGTAAATTTATTTATGATCTTTCTGGGGGTGCAAGGTAAATAAAAGCTTGACAACAAAAGATTACTAAGTATAACTATACATACGAATTACTACTTTGGGAAGCAAGCCCTACTTTATTGTAGCTACCTTGCTTCTCAATTACTACTAAGCACAACATATTAGTTAAGACCTACCTGAATTTACAGGCCCGTTATTGTAACGCCACCCTTCAAAATGCAGCCTCTTCAACTTGTGTTAAGCTTACTTAAACCTAAGCCAAACATTCAATGGAGGATTCATTATGGCTTTTACAACAGCATCAGGTTATGGGAATTTACCAAACGGTAATTTTAGCCCTGTAATCTATTCAAAAAAAGTACAGCTTGCATTCCGCAAGAGTACTGTATGTGGCGATATCACTAACTCAGACTACTTTGGCGAAATTGCAGCCCAAGGTGATACCGTTAAAATCATCAAAGAACCAGAAATCTCTGTAAGCGAATATGCGCGTGGCACAAATGTCACAGCACAAGATTTGCAAGACGAGGACTTTTCTCTGGTTGTAGACAAAGCGAACTACTTCGCCTTTAAGATGGACGATATTGAAGAAGCACATTCGCATGTGAACTTCATGGACCTTGCAACCAATCGTGCTGCATATCGTCTTGCTGATCAGCATGACCAAGAAGTTCTTGGCTATATGTCTGGTTACAAACAGTCTTCTTTGCACGCACAAGCTAATGCACTGAACACTACTGTGAACGGTACTAAAGCAGTATCAACTGCTGGTTCTAATGAACTGCTTTCCTCTATGCAACTGCATAAAGGTGACTTTGGCAACATCACAACAGCCTCTGCAGGAACACACTCTATTCCTCTGGCTGCACGTTTGCCCGGTGCTACTGCACTTCCAACTGCTACGGCTTCACCAGCAATGGTTGTTGCTCGTATGGCTCGTTTGCTTGATCAACAGCAAGTTGACAAACAAGGCCGTTGGATTGTAGTTGATCCAGTATTTATGGAGCTTCTTGCTGATGAAGATTCACGCTTCATGAATGCAGACTTCGGTGAATCAGGTGGACTGCGTAATGGCTTGACTATTAGCAACTTCCACGGCTTCCGTGTATATTCCTCGTCTAACTTGCCTTCTTTGGGTACTGGACCGGGAACTACTGGTACTGCCAACCAACTGACTAACTTTGGTGTTATCGTAGCTGGTCATGATTCTGCTGTAGCAACTGCCGAGCAGATTAACAAAACAGAAACATATCGTGACCCTGACAGCTTTGCTGACATTGTTCGTGGTATGCATCTATACGGTCGTAAGATTCTTCGTCCTGAAGCAATCGTTACTGCCCGTTATAACGCAGCTTAAGGGAGTAATAAACTATGGCTACTTATGACATGACTTCCAGTGATACTGCTGGCGTTGGGGCAAATGTTCTTGCTGTCCCAACCAATGTTGGTAACACTGTACGAACCATTGAAGCAATCCTAGATATTGATGCAATGGTTACTGCTGGTTACTCTGGCGCAAACGGTGATGTTTTCCAACTTTTGGAAATCCCTGCCGAATCAGTTATTGTTGCTGCTGGTGCAGAAATTATGAAGTCCTTTACGTCTTCTTGTACTGCAGACATTGACTTTGGCGGTGGCGATGACATCATTGACGGTGCTGCATTAGATGCTGCTGCTGGTACATACCTTGCAAAAGGCACTAACGGTGAAGCTAACGTTGTCAATACAGGCGCAGCTTCTACGTTTGCTGCTGCTGCTTTGGCGTGTGTTGGTGCTGCTGATACCATTGATGTTACTATTGCTGGTGCTGCACCTGCTACTGGACGCCTTCGGGTATATGCAGTAGTTGCAGATGTTTCAGCCGCAATGACTGAAGCTGCTGTTGCACAGCGTGACCTCATTTAATAAAACTATATACTTTGGGGCTGGCTATATGCTGGCCCCATTGGTGTATCAAACTTATGCAACTAAAAACTCTTGGGGCATAAAAGGCTTATTAAGGAAACATAATGGCTCTTACTTTTCTTTCTTTAACTAATAGCGTTATTACACGTATGAACGAAGTGGAGCTAACTTCTAGTAACTTTACAAGTGCTAGGGGCGTACAGATACAATGTAAGAACGCAGTTAATGAAGCAATACGATACATCAATCAACGTGAGTTTGGATATTCTTTTAATCACGCTAATAATTCTTCTACCTTAGTAGCAGGACAATGTAGATACACAGTGCCTACAAGTACAAAATCTATTGACTATAGCACAGCTAGAATTAAAAAGGATAGTGACCTTAATGCTGCAGGTAATAACCTAGCAACGCTGAGTTATAATGAATATATTGAGAAAGACTACGCTAACGAAGAAGATGCTGTAGTAGCTACAACCTTAAACGGATCACACTCTGACAGTGTAGCTACGTTAACACTTGCATCCACTACAGGTCTTGACGCTACAGGCACAGTACACATAGGCAGTGAACAAGTTACCTACACTGGCATACTAGGTAATGACATTACAGGTTGCACACGTGGAGCTAACAGCACAACTGCTGCTGCACATTCAAGTGGTGTAGCTGTAACACAGTTTGAGGGTGGGGGTGTACCTAGAAGTATTGTACGTACACCTGATAATAATTACCTTTTGTATCCGTATCCTGATAAAGCCTATTCGTTAGTTTTTGATTACTACACCTTCCCTGATGATTTATCTGCACATGGAGATACTACTTCTATACCTGACAGGTTCTCTCCTGTAATTGTAGATGGTGCTACTGCATATGTATATCAATACCGTGGAGAGTTAAATCAATACCAGTTAAACTTTAGTAGGTTTGAGCAAGGTATTAAGAATATGCAAAGCTTGTTAATTAATAAGTTTGACTACATTAGATCAACTGTAATAAATAGACCTAGAGGTTCTACTAACTTTATGTCAGGTGTTAGTTAATGCCAGATAATTCTCAGGTACAACCAGTTGCATTTAACTGTGAAGGCGGTTTAGTTTTAAACCGTTCTAACTTTATTATGCAGCCGGGAGAGGCACTACAACTAGAAAACTTTGAGCCTGACATTTCAGGTGGCTACAGACGTATTAGTGGCTTTCGTAAATATGTAAATGCTGTTGTGCCTCAAACCAGTTCTAGTTCTGAATCACTACTAATGATTGCTAACTTTGATAATAAAGTAATAGCAGCCAGAGGTGAGAAGATATTTAGTTCTGCTTCTGCTGAGTTATCTATTGCTATTGCAGCAGATACAAGCATGACAGGATCAGGTACTATTACTGTACCATCTACATTAGGTTTTTCTTCTAGTGGTACACTACAGATTAACTCAGAGATATTTACTTACACAGGTAAAACATCTACTACTTTTACAGGCGTAACTAGGGCTGTATCTTCTACTGCAGCAGCACATGCTAAACTTGATGTAGTATCAGAAAGCTGGACTGTTAGAGATACAGGTAGAACCAGTGCTGCAAAGTACCACTTTGAAAGATATAACTTTGACGGTAACGAAAAGATTGTTTGTGTAGATGGAGTTAATGCTCCTGTAATATTTAACACTTCTATGGCAGCAGCAGATGTTAGTGATAGTAGTGTAGCAGGTGCTACTGTTGTAGCTGCATATAGAAATCATATGTTCTATGGTGGTAAGTCTACTACACCACAAGAGGTAGTATTTAGTGAGCCATTTAATGAAGACGGTTTTACAAGTGGTCAAGGTGCAGGTAGTATTAAGGTTGATGATACAGTAGTTGCACTAAAGGTTTTCCGTGATAGCTTGTTTATCTTTTGTGAAAGTAGGATATTTAAACTTACTGGTTCTAGTTCTTCTGACTTTTCTGTACAACCTGTTACTAGAAACATTGGATGCATTAACAGTTTTACCGTACAGGAATTTGCAGGTGACTTAATCTTTCTTGGTCCTGATGGACTACGTACTGTTGCTGCGACTGCACGTATTGGTGATACTGAACTGGGTACTATTAGTAAGAATATCCAAACTGTATTTGATGAAAACATCAGTGATGCTGGATCGTTTGACTCCGTAGTTATACCCGATAAGACCCAATACCGCATATTCTTTACTAAAGATGGACAAGGACAATCACTGTCTAAAGGTGCTATCTGTGTTCTCAAGAAAGAAGCATTTGAGTTTTCTGAAACACGTGGCATACAAGTAGCTTGTACGGATACCTTTGTTGAGTCAGGTAATGTAATTGTTCTTCACGGTGACACTACAGGTTTTATACAAAGACAAGAATCTGGCAATGACTTTGATGGCACAGCTATCTTAGGTAGATACAGAAGTCCTGACATGAGCTTTGGTGATACTGGTATCCGTAAGCACATGCAACGGGTTATCATTAACTACAAACCAGAAGCAGACATTGATGCTGACTTAATACTTAGATATGACAATGAAGATACAAATTCTGCTAGACCTGCAAACTACCCACTAGATACAGCTAACGTGGCTGCACAGTATGGTTCTGCTACGTACAGTACACAAGGCAGTGCAACACAGTTTGTTTATGGTGGGCCAACACAACCCCTTGTACGTCAACCAGTAGAAGGTTCTGGTTTTTCAGTTGCATTAAAAGTAGAAGACGGTGGTACTACTGCCCCGTACTCACTTAAAGGGTTTCAGCTAGAATATCAATTAGGAGCAAGACGTTAGATGGGTGCTACATATTCAAGACAATCATCATATACAGATGGCGATACAATTACGGCGGCTCACACTAACAATGAGTTTGATCAGCTATTAGCTGCCTTTGCCGCAAGTACAGGCCACACACATGACGGGACTACTGCAGAAGGTGGTCCTATTACTAAGCTACTTGGTACATCTATTACAATGGGTGACGGTACTGCAGGTACAGACATTACAGTAACCTTTGATGGTGAGAGTAATGACGGTGTATTCAAGTGGATGGAGGATGAGGATTACTTTGAGTTTTCTGATGATATACTTATTGCGGCTGCGGAAAAGTTACAGTTTCGTGATAGTGCTATCTATATTAATTCTAG